ATTCCATAAGCTTTTGGAAGAGTTCCTGCCTGTTCATTTCAGTCTCCTATCAAGAACGATAGCCATATTGTCCCTGCCATCCATAATGATACCACAACCGTGTCAAGCCAGCTGTCAATCATTTATTAATCTTCCAACTGGCGCAAAAGATCCTGCACGGCTTCGTCAGGAGTTGAACCCCAACCAAGGCGATAAAAGTCTTCTGGGTCGCCTGTATCCTCTTTATCAAGGATTGCTTGCCAGTCCCATGCCAGATGCGGCGTAGGATTGCCTGTCAGGTAAATATTGATGAGTTTACCTTCAATAATGACTGTTGATTTGTTCATTTTAAAATCTCCATTTGGGGGTAGTTGGGGGCCGAAGCCCCCGTTTTCACTTTATAAGGCCAAGTGCTTCAAGAAGCAAATCAGCGTAATCATCTGGGACAAGAAGCGCCGCGAACGGATGTTTACGGGCATATTTTGCAACACGGATTGCATTGGCAACCGAACGATCTGCTTTGTATTTATTAAGAAGTGTAAGCATCTTCATCTCCATCTGGGAGGGCGACCACCGCCCTGCCCGATCTTTATGACATGCAATAAACTGCATGTCAACTGCCTATTTTTTGTAGCTACAATGTGGCAAACAAAATCAGGAATGCAATGACAATAACCCACTGCCAAATCATGCTGCATCCTTTGGTTCTGGTGCCGGCAGATCCTGCAGCAATGCGTCCCGCAGATAATTGGCAAAGTTGAACCGTTCCTGCGGCTTCATACTGACTGCAATCCCATGCAGGAATGACACAAGAATATTGACAACATGTTCAAGCGGAACTCCGTTTAATTGATTGCCAATGTCGTTTGCAATTTTCTTATCTTTTTCCAATTGTTTTTTAGTGATGTGTTCTTTCAAATCTAACGTCATTTCTTTTTGTACCTTCTCACTTTGATTTTACGACGCGGATGAATTGTTTCTTCAAGTGTTGCAGTTCCTTTTTTCACCATCTCATCTAAGCACCTCTCGATATCTTCATGTTTGAATTTACGCAGCTTGTTGAATATCACACCAAGCGTTTCGCCATCATCGCCGGAAATGATATTCTTCAACGTCGCGTATAAAGCTTCCTTTGGCGAATCTTTGATGCGCTCATTGCCGACAACAAGATTTGTTTTTTCTTCAACATCGCGAAGCACCAATGCATATGCCCAGCGCACGTGCTCTGCCGTGCGTAATCCTGATGGCGCGGCAAGGATAAAAGACACTTTCGCGATCAATTCTTTGGAACGTAAAAACAACGACGACATGCCGCTTTTTTCTTGATGGTCTTCAGCATGTGCATGCATAACGTCCATTGCATGTTCAAGCATCGACTCGGCATCTTTTGTCGTCGGTATCATCGTCCGCGGTCCGCGGTTTTCGATCTTGCCTGGGCTGACATCATAATGGCCGCTCATGTACAATTGTTGCAAAGCCACTGAAAGATCTTCCGGCATTTGGCGTTTTTTAAACCGCTTCTTTTCACGCGGTACATCGCTACGTTCATTAAAAATCAAAGCACGACCGATAAAGCCGTTTGCGGCGGCTTCGTATGTAACAAGATTTTCAAATGTCACCGGCGTTGTAAATCCGATCAGCGACAAGAATGGTTTTTCAAGCCCATCATCAAGCGTCTGCAAAGCGGCCTCTGCCTCGTCTCGCATGCGCTGTATCTTTGGATCAGGACCATTATCAAGCCGGCGATCGTATTGACCAATTTCCAGCAGAATTGATTTGCGTACATCTTCGCGGACATCGCCTGACAATGGCATATAGCCATTAGCCTTTGAGTATGCCGACATAAGAATGCCGATCACGCCTTCAAGATAAGATGCTCCACCTCGATCCTGCGCCGTCTTGATCTTTTTCAAGAAAATGCCGATCTCGTCCATCACATAGAGAGACGCCTGATTGCGCGTCAGATTGCGGACGATTTCTTGTTCCGACTTGATGTTGGAATATAAAGCCTTGTTGATGCCAACCAGCTTATGGATCTGGATCACAGATTGCAGCACCGATTCCTTGCCTGTGCCTGATGCTGCAACACAGAACGCAAATACGTTTGATGTCACATCGCCGAGTTCGTCAGCGTAGCGCAGGCCGATTACATTGCCGATCGTCGTCAATGCCGCAGCCACAGACAGGTTTTCTCGATCGTAGCGCGACTGGTCATTGATCCACTGCGTAACCGTACCCACGAAACCAGGAGGGCGGCGCAGGTCAATGTTTGAGATGTCGATCGAGTTTGTTGTCTCTTCCTCAATGTCCTCATTGGTCTCAAACGTCACAGGCCACTTCCAGCCGCCCTGCTCGGCATGGTGAACGAGCGTACCCATTGTAACGGGATTGGCTGACTTGCCAAAGCTATGCCACCGTTTGGCAAGATTATCTTCGTTCGGATATTTTTGGCCCTGCTCTGACCATCCGTTCCAGATGGCAAAACCCGTCCCACCCGTCGAGTGATGAATAGCCATGCCAATGCGGATCCATGTTTCATGGTCCGTGTCTGGGTCAATATGTCGCAGCATGTCGGCGATATCTCGATGCGATACGTCGATCGTCCTGCCGTCGATCTCTGCGCGATGTTTTTCCGGCTTACGCAAAAGATCAATTAATGCTTGCGGCGCTTCATCAATATCATCAGGAGACCCGACGAGAACCTTATATCGATTGCCTGAAATATGCATGGATTCTGGCCCGACCACAAAGCCGGATGATTTGAAATCAATGCCTTTATAATTTTGCAAATGCGCCGATAGAGCAAGATTTTCAGGCAATTTGAAATACAGATGCTTTGATCCGTTTCCGCTGCCCGTCTCGACAATTAAACCTGCGCCAGCGATTTCCGGAACATTTTTGGAAAGCGTTTCAAAAGATGCAACGCCACCATTTCTGGCATCAATATCAATGACCAGCATGCCGCGTACGAGAACGCCGTAGCCAGTTTTAAATTGGCCGGTAATTTCCATTGTCTCAAGCTGTTCGGTGCTCCACAGCGGCGTATGCTGCCAAGAGCGCGTAAGCGGGTGTTTATAGGCTGCTTTGCAATCAGGATTACCGCAGGCGCATTGGCCCTTTGAATTGGCTCCGAACAAGCCAAATACGCGATATCCCGCCTCCCAAAATTTGCGGTACATGGTATTCCTATTTGAACAGATATTTGGTCAGTTTGTTTATTGTCTGCAATGTCGGGTTTTTATTCGTTCCATTTGCAATGGCGCGAATCGTGTTTTCATGAAGGCCGGTCGCCTCGGCCACCTTATCTATTTTTCGATCGGCTAATGCCGCCTTTATACGTTCTAACGGGTCATGTTCCATTTTTTTATCCCAGTGGCATATTTCACTGTTGACAGAACCACAGTGACCCTCTAGTGTCAATACCGTTGAAGCAAGAGGAGAGTGCCAAATGGGCATCTTAGATACAGTAAAGAAGCCGGGCGAACGCCCGACTATTATGACGATCTGCGGCGACGCAGGCATGGGCAAGACATCTCTTGCCTGTACTTTTCCCAAACCAATTGTGATCCGCGGCGAGGATGGTTTGCAAGCCATTCCACTGGCAAGCCGCCCAGATGCGTTTCCGCTTCTGACGAACCCACAAGAGCTTTGGGATCAGATAACGGCTCTTATTAAAGAGGAGCACGATTACAAAACATTGATTGTTGATTCGGTGACGGCACTTGAACGCTTGTTCATTCAGTCTGTGGTTGACGCCGATGGCAAGGCAAAAGGTATTCAGCAGGCAGGCGGCGGTTATGGAGCCGGTCGCGACATGGTTTCTGGGATGCATCACCGTCTTCGCAAGGGAGTAGGTTTACTTTCTGATCAACGCAACATGCACATTATTTTTATCGCGCATGTCGAACCTGGCAAAGTTGATCCTCCGGATCAGGAATCACATACGAAGTATGGTCTTCGTATGCATTTGAAGTCTGAGGCTTCATATGTTGATGACGTAGATTTGGTTGGCTATTTAAAGCTGCAGACTTTTATGAAGGGCGAAGTAGACAAAAAGAAAGCCATTTCAGATGGTACGCGCATTCTTGAATGCCAAGCCAGTGCCGCACATGTATCCAAGAACAGGTATGGCATTGAGGAAACATTGATTGTCAGGAAGGGCGAAAATCCTTTGGTTGACTACATTCCATCTCTCAAATCAGTAGCGAAGGGCAAGTAAAATGAGCTGGTTTACAACATCGACAGGTGAAGACGTATCCAAAGCAGGCGGATCTTTTGAATCGGCTGGTGGTGGCGCAAAGTTTGAGCCCATCCCAGATGGCACAACTGCTGTCGCATTTATTGAAGATGCAAAGTGGGAAAACGCTTTAAACGGCGAAGAGATCATCAACGTGCGTTGGTCAATCGTGTCTCCGAGTGAATATTCAAACCGTAAGATTTTCCATAAGCTTTGGGTTGAGGATCTTGATACACAGACTGTGGCGCGTAACGGCGAACAGAAGGCGATTGAGAAGCGCGACCGTAACAAGCGCATGTTTGTGGCGATCGACACCAATGCCGGCGGCAAAATTGTTGCGTCGCAAAAAAAGCCAACAGATGAGTCAATGTCAGAGCATTGGGTCAATAAGATGATGCAGATTAAAATCGGCTTGATTGAAAGCAAGCGCGATGACGGTACGATGAACCGTACAAACTGGATCATGTCTGTTTCGCCTAAGGGCGGATCTTCGACGGCAAAGCCTACAAAGGTTTTGCTTGACGACGAAGCACCCTTCTGAGGGGTAGGGTGACGACGGGGGCGGTCTACGGGCCGTCCCCACAACTCAAATAGGAAATGAAAATGAAAACAGATTTTGAAAAATTTAAAGAATATATGATGCCGCCCAAGAAAAAGGACGGTAAATATGAATGGAAATCGTCATACATAAAGCCGGAAGAATACTTTAAAATTATCATGGAAACATTTTCTGCCAGCATGATAAAAAGTATACCGGATGTGTTTGTTGAGTCTGGCGGTCTTGGAGATATTACAGATTTCATGCGGTATAATGCCAAGATTATGTTTGAAGAAATTGAACGCATTAAAAAAAGCGCGAATGATGGTTTTGGCGTTTATGATGATAAGGCAGCGGATAAGAAAATCCGTGAACTTGAAAAGAAAAATGCCATGCTAACCAAGCATGCGAATATACTACAGAAAAAACATTCAGAACTTTATCTCAAATATCAACAGTTAAGAAAACCAAGGAAGCCAAAAAATGACAACCCAGCAGATTTATTACCAAGCGATTGATACGCTTCAAAATATTATCGGTATGTACATCAAGGAGTTTGGACTTAACCAAGATAAACCAAGACAGAGGAAAATATTGGAATCTTTGTTAGATGCGTCTTCATGTGATGAGCCTTCATATGAAACAGTAAATTCAACGGTTATTAAAACAGCTAACGTTATGAAGGGAATTGAATATGAATCAACGGGTGACATTATTGAACTAAAGGATTGGCGTATGGCAATTTTGCAGATTGCTTCGATCAATCATATTGCGCGATCACATCCTGATAGTGCGAAATCTAGGCTTAAAAAATTAAATCTTAATCCTATAAAAGAGAAAAGGGTGACTAGTGGAGCAGAGATCCAAGGAATGGTTTGATGCCCGTAAGGGCCGTGTAACAGCATCGGCGGTAGGCTCAATATTGGGCCTATCACCGTTTGCAAAGCAGGAAGACGTATTGCGCCGCATGGTACGAGAGTATCACGGCGCCCCGTCTGAATTTACAGGTAATGCTGCAACTGAATGGGGGACGGCCAATGAACCTTGGGCAATTAGCCAGTATGAATCTACCAGCGGGACAACCGTTGCCAAATGTGGGTTCTATACTTACGAGGATTGGCTTGGCGCAAGCCCGGATGGATTGATCGATGACAAAGGCATTATTGAAGTGAAGTGTCCGTATGGCCTTCGCAATGCTGATAGTCCTGAGTTTAAATCAATCAATAAGCAGTTTCATTATTACGCTCAGATACAAGTTCAGTTGCTTGTTACTGGCCGCGATTGGTGTCATTTTTATCAATGGGCGCCAAAAGGAGAGATGCTTGAAACTGTGCCAAAAGATGATCGGTTTATTGCTGATGGGTTAAAGGCACTAAAACAATTTCATGTTTTGTATCTTGTCGAGCGGGATAAGCCGGAGAAATATTTGTGATTATCCATCTGACAAAAACTGAATTGATGGTGGCTGGTCTTGTCGGCAATATGCGGACAATTGCCTCAATGGGATACACTTCCGACAGTAAACATTCTGTTGATTCGCAGTGGGTCATTGATACGGACGGAGCAGCTGCTGAAATGGCTTTTGCCAAATATCTTGGGGTTTATTATGAGCCGTCTGTTAATACGTTTAAGGCTCCGGATGTCAGTAATATACAGGTCAGGGGAACGCGATTAGACCAAGGCAAACTTATTGTTCGTAAACGTGATCCCGACAACGAGATTTACGTTTTAGTTATTAATAAAGTTCCGGAGTTTAGAATTGCCGGATGGATTAAAGGAGGAGATGCTCAGCAAGATAAATACCTATTTGATCCAGGCAAAAAAGCTCTTGCTTGGTTTGTCCCTCAAGCAGATTTAAACAAAATGGAAGATTTAGATGTTAAGGCCATATCAACAAGAGGCGCATGACGCCATTATAGATTGGATTAAACGTGTACGCGCCCCGTGCATGATTGAGGCGGCAACGGGTGCCGGTAAAAGCCACATTATTGCGGCGCTTGCAAATACTGTTCACTCGTTAAGCGGTGGCAAGCATGTTCTTTGTCTTGCTCCAAGCGCCGAGCTTGTGCAGCAGAACTCGGAAAAATATGGTGCGACTGGCAACAAGTTCTCAATCTTCTCGGCGAGTGCCGGGCAGATCTCAATGCGCTATCCTGTTGTTTTCGGAACGCCGCTGACGGTCGCTAATCGCATTGCCAAATTTGGTGAGCAATTCGGCATGATTGTAATTGACGAATGCCACGGCATCACCCCGACGATCCGCGACATCATTGACAAAATCAAAGATAAAAACCCGAACCTGCGTGTCGTCGGTATGACTGCGACGCCGTACCGCATGGGTATGGGTTATATTTTTGGCCAGTGGCCAAATGGCGACCCCGTACAACGTGACCAGGCTGTTGAACCATATTTTGCGGCATGCGTTTACCGGATTACGGCGCGGACGCTCATTGATCAGGGCTATTTGACTGTTCCCAAATTGGGAAGTATTCACGTTGAGTCGTATCATACGCTTGATATGAAGCTAAACAGCCGTGGTCAGTTTGACGCCGCAGATGTTGATCGTGCCTATGTTGGTCAGGGCCGTAAAACCGCTCAAATCATCGCAGACGTCGTCGGTCAGGCGCGGGATAGGCAAGGCGTTATGATCTTCGCCGCGACCGTCCAGCATGCTTTAGAATGCCTTGAAAGCCTCCCTCAAGAACTGTCAGCGATCGTGACCGGAGAAACGCCTAGGAAGGAACGGGCTGAGATCATCAAGCGGTTCAAGAACAAGCAGATCAAATACATCGTCAATGTGGCTGTTTTGACCACGGGGTTTGACGCGCCGCATGTTGATGTAATTGCAATGTTACGGGCGACTGAATCTGTTGGTCTGTTGCAGCAGATCATTGGGCGCGGGTTACGGGTAGATGAGGGGAAAGAAAATTGCCTTATTTTAGATTATGCAGAGAACATCGAGCGCCACTGTCCGGACGGCGATATATTTACGCCAACGGTGAAGACCAGCAAGCAGACCGATACAGACATGATCGACGTCAAATGTCCTCTTTGCGAACGCAAGAACTGGGTCAAGTTGCGCCCCAACAAGGAGCGTTACAAGATGGATTCTTACGGATACTTCGTCGATCTCGACGGCGTAAGAATACCGAGTGATTTCGGTGATACCCCTGGGCATTTTGGCCGTAGGTGTCAAGCCAAGCTTATTAATGCCGGAGATCTGATCCAATGCGGCTACCGCTGGACGTCAAAGGAATGCCCACACTGCAAGTCTGACAATGATATCGCGGCGCGATACTGCGAATCATGTAAAGGCGAAATCATTGATCCGAATGAGAAGCTGCGGATTGTTTTTGCCGACATGAAGAAAGATCCAACGCAGACCCAGACGGATAGGGTTTTGAATTGGATTGTTAAACCTACGGTAAGCAAGGCGGGGAAACCCACTTGGAAGGTCGATGTGACCACGCCATACAGGACGTTCTCATTCTGGGTTCCGCGTGAACCGACATACAGTAAAGGTTTTCAAGAACGGGCGATGTTTATGCCATTTAAAGATAAAAAGCCTGAGTCAGTGACATATAAGAAGGACCAGAATGGCTGGTTCAAAGTTCTTGCATATAATAGGAAAGCCGATGAAATTCCCGACGGAAATACCAGTATACGGCAACCAGAGTTACAGGGGAAATTGCCCGACCGAGACGCTAGAGCAGGTGACTTTTTTCAATCGCTTACGTCGGGAGCATTCAAAGACATATGGCCTGGTAGCGTTGCATCCGCGAAATGAAGGCAAGCGAACGCATATGCAGGTGGCCAGAGAGAAGGCCGAGGGAATGACCAAGGGAGCATCGGATGTCATTATTGTGGCAAACCCTGCCTTTGTTTGCGAAATCAAACGAAGGGACCACACAAAGTCTGCCTGGCAAGACGGGCAAATTGAGTTCCTCAAAGCCGCGCAAGAGCTCGGCGCTTTCGTCTGCATCGCGCTCGGTGCGGACGCAGCCACAGAAGCTTTTGGGGTCTATATGGGACTTCATAGATCGCCCAAGCAAAAAGATTGATGATGTGATGGCCGGTAAGATTGCGTTAAAAGATCAGGATAAATCTATCCAATCAGCCTGTTCATTGCACATTTACCGCCGTGCTAAAGAGATCTTGAATTTGAAAACCAAGGATGAAAGAAAACTTGAATTAGAAAATGTTCCATATTTGCTCAGATCAGAAGTTGAAAAAGAAGTAAGGAGGCTTTGGAATGATAAGAGTTGACCCACCGCTGCCATTTGAAACGCCAAAAGGCAAAGCAATGGCGCATTTTTTGATTGATTATTCCCAAGAGCACGACCTTTTATGGGTGTGTTTCCAAGACGATAGTGGGGAATGCTGGACTTGGTCTAATAAAGAAATACGCCTTCAAGAAAATATTTCTTTAGGTCGTGCAAAAAAGTGCTTGACGCCTAAAATTGTTCCTATATAAATGGGGACATCAGCAACGGGCTGACGCAAATTTAGATGGAGACTTCAAATGTTGAACCGTTCTTTGGCAGACCAGTACGCAGACATCGACTTCCAGATCAAGGCATTGGAAGATCAGAAAAAAGCACTTAAGGCTCAGATTGTTGAACTTGGCACAGAACTTGTTGCCGGCGACAATTATGACGTAAAGGTTTCTTTGTCACAGCGTTCCGTCCTTGACTTCGCCAAAATGGAATCCACCTACGGCATTAACGAGGCGACGTTCAAGCTTTACTCAGCTTGCACAAAGGATGGCGCATGCTTTGAAGTCCTAAAGGTTGTGGCTAAGGAGATCAAATGATCAAAATATATGGAAAGGTGCTGGAGAGCCAGAACATCGGATCTTCAGCAAAAGTGCTCTGGTTAAGGTTATTTAATGGATATGGTTTGGATCCGTTTACTGGCACTTACGAAGAGATGGCGAGAGAGATGGGACTACAAAAGTGGACAATCAGGGCTCAGGTATTTATGTTACGAGACGCCAAAGCAATGATTGTTGATGTATCAAATGCAGGTAATGAATTTAAATTAATTGATCCAAATAAATGGAGTTGAATATGCCTACGATGTTAGATTACGAGCGTCTTGTACGCGAAAATGCCGATCTTCGGGTTGAGCTTGAAAAGCATACTATTCATAGAGGATTTAGAAGTGACCATAATAACCGCGAAACTGCGCATGAAAAACGTTGGTTAGCGATTGAACAAGCAATTGTTACTGAAACAGAAGCTGAGATTCGCCGTCTGCAGCGTATTATAAAGAGTTGGGAAGAGCGTTATGATATCCTTGCTGATCTTTATATGAATCAGAAACATTATGCGCCATTAACCGGAGATTGGTGGGTTCGTAAATTGTACGAAAAGACAATTGCTGCATATAAATTCTGGCGTGATTTTACGGCGAGGAAATGGAATGGACAGTGATGCATTGTGGGCATGTAACATGCGTTATGACTGGGCCATGCGCCAGTTTGAGAAAGAGCGTCTTGCAAAAGAGGCAGTTGAAAAAGATAATAAGATGTTACGAGAAGCGTTGAAGGTAATATCGTTATTACCAGGCCTATGGGATACACACGAAATTGCAGTTAAGGCACTAAAGGAAACAGATCATGATCACAGCAGTTGATTTATTTGTGGCTGTGTTTGCTGGAGCAGCATATCGAGAATTGTTTGAAGTTGTTCGAGAAATAATTACGGCTGTAAAAATGGAAGTGAACAATGGTTATCAGATATGAAATTGAAAATGATGAAATGTGGGCAATTATGGAACATGATGGAGAACGCAGCCGTGTTCTTATTCGCGATGCAAATGGAATGAAGTTTTAAGGAGATGTGTGATGGATCATGACATATGGATGAGAATAATTGATTTTGCTGAAAATCACGCTGAAGCATTGTGGTGGATGATCGTGTTATCAGTGGGATCAATTGGCCGCGTAACAATCAATAAAGGCTGAGTGATGGATATTGTTGAACAATTACGAAATAACAAAGGTGGGGAATCTTATACTTGGAAAACAATCAGTGAAGCCGCTAACGAGATTGAGCGTATGCAAGAGTGGAATGATAATGTTCAAGAAAAATTAGGCGGATTAGAAGCCGAAATTAAGCGGTTGCGGGAAGCGTTGATATACATAAGAGATGATCGGATTATAAATAGGGATGGTTGTCGTAAGATTGCTGAAGCCGCGCTAAAGGGAGATAAGCTATGATGACGAATGACTGGGTTAGGGAATTGGAAGACTCTCGCATTTCAGGATTATGGTTTGAGATTAACGGTGTCGGTGCAGGAGAGCTCCTAGATTTCATCTTGGCAAAGGATGCTGAGATTGAGCGGTTGCGGGAAGCGTTGACGGAAGTAGACAAGGCGCTTGTTGCATGGATGGGCGAAAACTCTCCAATCAGAAACCTATTGCAAGATTATATCAAGACCGCACTAAAGGGAGATGAGTGATGCTTAAAAGAGTGATCCATGTAATTTTTGTCGGATGTTTGGTATTTGCAGTGGCGATGATAACCGAAAATCATTTTCAAGGAACTCCGATAGGATTCTGTCTTTACACAATAGCTTTAATTTCTATGAGCGTTTCTTTTGGGTGCGCTCTTGCTGGCGGAATTCTTTATATTGTGGGAGATGAGTGATGGATATTTTAGATCAAGTAAAGCAACACGCAAATCGTTCAGTTGAAGAAACAATTATGAGCGGTGTTCCATTGCATCCAAAATGGTTTCAAATGGTTGCCGACGAGATTGAGCGGCTACAGTCTGCACTTGCGGAAGCTGCCTCTGATATGAAAATGTCGTTGCAGATTGATGTGCAAAAGGATGACGAGATTGAGCGGTTGCGGGAAGCGTTGAAGAGAATTGCTGCTGAACCCATACACCAGTGTGTTTCAAGATTAACACAACCGCTAACATGCGACCGTGCTTGGATTGCCCGTGCCGCACTAAAGGGAGATGAGTGATGGATAAAGATAAACGTATTCAATGTCCTTATTGCAAAGTTAGAACTTGGATGAAGGACTATCGTGGTTTCATGAAAGACCACGACAAGCCGGA